GATAGCGGTGATGCTTCTTATTCTGTTGCTGTTGGATATACTGCTTTATCTGCTAATAGCGGTTCATATAATGTGGCAGTTGGTAATGCGGCACTTAAAGCAAACACCACAGCATCTAACAACACAGCAGTAGGTTACCAATCGCTTTACTCAAGTGTTACAGATAGTAGTCATGTTGCCGTAGGCTATAAGGCTTTATACAGTAGTAATGGTACTGGCGGGTCAACCGCAGTTGGATTTCAAGCACTGTATTCTGCTACAAGTGGTGGCGGTGTTGCTCTTGGCTATGGTGCTTTGTATTCAATGACAACTAGCATATACAACACCGCAGTAGGAAATCAAGCCGCATATAACACTACTGGAAGTTCTATTAGTGCTTTTGGTGATTCTGCTTTAAAAGCAAACACTACTGGCGCAAACAATGCTTCTTTTGGTGATGCGTCTTTACGATACAACACCACAGGTTCATACAACACAGCCTTTGGGTCTTTGGCACTTAACTCCAACACCACCGCATCTAATAACACAGCAGTAGGTTATCAAGCTGGGTATAACAATCAAACAGGAGGAGTAAATACTTTTCTTGGAAGATTAGCTGGTTATGTTTCTTCTAATTCAAGTGGAAATGTATTTTTAGGTGCTTCTGCTGGATATACAGCAAACAGTAATTCAGGTGCTAATGATAATAATACTTTTGTTGGTTATGCTTCTGGTTATTATGTAACAACTGGAACAAAAAACACCATTCTTGGTGGCTATAACGGAAATCAAGGCGGTCTAGACATCCGTACAGCAAGCAACTACATTGTGTTATCTGATGGTGATGGTAATCCTAGAGGTATTTTTGATGGTAGTGGTAATTTGTTGCTTAATGGCACAAGTTATGCTTCTGCTGACCAAAATGCTGTTTTAATTGGTTCTGCAACAGGAAGAATTACTAACCAACACGCAACTGGAACTGCAACTGGAACTGCATATTTAACTTTTCAATATGCTGGTGGTTCTATTGGTTCTATTACTCAAACAGGTACTACTGCTGTTCTTTACAATACGACTTCTGACTATCGTTTAAAGAATGATGTAACACCAATTCAAAATGCTTTAGCTACTGTAGAAGCACTTAACCCAGTTAACTTTACTTGGATAGATGGTCGCAAAGATGATGGATTTATTGCTCATGAAATTCAAGCTGTTATTCCTAATTGCGTAACTGGTGATAAAGATGCAGTAAATGAAGATGGCACACCTAAATATCAGCAAATGGATAATAGCGGTGTAATTCCATTCCTTGTAAAAGCAATCCAAGAACAACAAGCAATTATAGAATCACTAACCACTCGCCTTACTGCATTGGAAGCTAAATAATGGATGTTTATAGTTTCTTTTGTGGGGTAATTACAGGATTAGCAACACTTCAACTCTATTATTCATTTAAAGGAAAATAAAATGTTAGAACTAACCCCTGAACAAGAAGTAGCAAAAGCATATTCTGCTGCAATGGATAGCGTGAACCTACTCAACGCTGGCAAGCCTGAAGATATGACTGCTGAAGATTGGGCAGATACAGTTAAGCGTAATAAAGAACACCTTGAAATTCAAATTGCTAAGGGTGCAGAATATTACGGCTCTAATGATTTAACACCTTTTACCGAAGCTGTAAAATAATACGGTAATGACCTGCCGATTCAGGTCTATTTTAGGACTTAAAAATGGATAAACTTACTCTATCAACCGACTTAGTAAACGGTATTCTTCAATACCTCGGCTCACGCCCTTTTGTTGAAGTTGCTGGTTTAATCAATGAAATTCAGAAGCAAGCTGCTGATCAAGGTGCTCCTGCACCTGTAGAAGCATCAGCTGCAGAACCTGCTGAAGCACCTGCCCAATAAGGACAAAACCATGAATTTTCTAAATGAACTAGAGGCTCACTTAGAGTCTTTTGAGGGTAAAGCAAAAGCAGAAATTGCTCAGTTTATTGCGTACGTACGTATTAAGTATTCTGAACCTGCCGCTGCGATTGTATCCCCACCTGCGCCAATCGCTCCTAACGGTGAACTCACAATCGGTCAGGTAGAAGCGCCAGTAGCTGAAGAACCTGCTTCAGTTGCAGAAACACCTGTGTTAGAAGTTACCCCAGTAGCTGAAGAACCTGCTGCAATTGAATCTACTCCCGCAGAGCCAACTGAAGAGAAGTAAAATGGATAACCTAGAACATCAAGTCAATGATACCGAGAAACGACTATTTGTTCATGAAGCAATCTGTGCAGAGCGATATCAAGGTATTCAAGATGCTTTTGCAAAAGGCACAAAGCGTATGCAAAAAATTGAATACTTGCTTTACGCTATTATCACTGCGGTGTTACTAGGTCCCAACTTTGCAGCAGACTTAATTAAGCATTTTATTGAAAAATGAAAAATGTCAGATCCTTTTGGTATATCCGAAGGAGCAAAAGCTCTAAGTGGTAGTCTTGATGGCAGCAGAGATGCTGCAAAAGGATTATCTAAAAGCATTGAAGGTATTCAGCAGGATGGTATAGACGTAGCCCAACGCAAAGCCAATGAAAGGCGAAGGGCAGCGAGGGAAGCAGAATTAAAGAAGCAAACAGCGTTGATTAAGGCGTTGGAAGATTGGAATAAGAAAAAACAGATCAGCGATCAGGAAGCCAAGCTAAAGATTGATTTTGTAAAGAAGTACGGTGCAAAAGAGTGGGATGCAGTATTAAAGATTAAGTTGGATATTGAAAATCTTGAAAGAAAAGCGAATGAGGCTTTTCAGCATGATGTAAAAGAAGTGCGTAAGGTTCAGATTTATTGCTTTGCAGTGGCTGCGGTCATAGCATGGTATTTGACTTGGGGTATTAAATGAATGATCGAATGGCTTGGCTCTGCGTTTGTATAGTTATTTGGCTGATATTAGGTGTTTATATTTTAGGAGGTTAAATGGATATTTTTACTCATCTTCTTACTGGAAAAGATAATACTACTCACGACATTGCTCGTTGGGCATGGATGCTTGGATTTTTGCTTGTAGGTTGTTCAGCTATATATCTTATATACACAGGTAAAGAAATTAGCCTTACTGAACTAGCGGGTGCTTTAGGAATTGTGTCAGGATCAGGTGCAGCTTCTGTTGCAGGTAAACAATTGTCAGGAGCCGAACCGAATGTTCCCCCTTCCAATTAGTGTTTACGTCTGTATTGCGGTAGCCCTCGGTAGCGTATTTGTTACGCACCGTGTTGACGGGTATTATTCTGAAAAAGAGAAGTTAGAAGCCGTTCAGCATGTTATGCAGGTTCAAAATGAAGTAGTGCAGAGCCAAGCGGTTATATCCCAACAAACTCAAAAGGACAAAGATGATTTACAAGTTCGCTATGATAACGCTGTTGCTCAGCTGCGCGGGTTGCGCGACTCAAACATTTCAAACGGTAAATCCGCCGCCGCTGCAATACCAAGTCAAGGACTCAGATTACTTGAGCCAGATGCAGAAGTTCTTATCGGGTTTGCAAAGCAATGCGCCGATACCGAAGTAGAACGCAATGACGTTATTAATAAGTATAATGCTTTGATGGTGAGTAAATGAATCAAAACTTTGAAAAGTCTCTTGACATGCTACTTGAATCCGAGGGTGGATTTGTAAACAACCCAAAGGATCCAGGTGGTATGACTAACCTCGGGGTTACGGCAAAGACTTGGTCCGAATTTAAAGGTCGTGCAACATCCGAAAAAGAAATGCGTAATCTCACAAAAGATGACGTAGCCGTATTATATGAGAAGAAATATTGGGATACTTGTAAGTGCGATGATTTACCTTCAGGTGTAGACTACTTAGTCTTTGATTTTGCAGTAAACGCTGGTCCTGGTAGATCAATAAAGATATTGCAAAAAGCCATTGGAGTACCTGAGGATGGTTCAATCGGTCCTGTGACTTTGCAAAACATTGACGTCATGGAAAAAAGTGAATTGATTACTCGATTTTCAGAAGCTAAAAAAGAGTTCTATGAATCATTACCAACCTTCCCTACGTTCGGTAAAGGTTGGCTCGCCCGCATTGACACTGTACGCGGTAATGCTAGTCGGTTATTAGGATAATATATGAGCACTCCAGCCTACGCAATGACGTATGACAATTTGACCTCTAACGTACTTCAGTACTTAGAGCGTAAAGATGCATCCGTTGTTGAGCAGATTCCTAACTTCATCATGCTCGCTGAATTTGAAATCGCGGAGATGATGAAGTCATTAGGACAGCAACAAGTTGCCGAATCCGTTATGATGGCTGGAAATCCTGTTATCCCGAAGCCTGCAAGATGGCGCAAAACAACTTCATTCAACATTACCGTAAATGGTAAGAAGCAGCCTGTTTTCCTGCGTAAGTATGAATACCTAATTAACTATGCTCCGAGCAGTACTAGCGAGAGCACTCCACTTTATTACGCTGATTATGATTATGATAATTGGCTCGTAGCACCCACCCCAGATCAAAATTATGCTTTTGAGGTATTGTATTATGAACGAATTCAACCGTTATCTTCAGAAAATCAAACAAATTGGCTTACACGCAATGCACCTAATGCTATGCTTTATGGAACACTGCTTCAGGCTATGCCGTTTCTTAAGAACGATCAGCGTGTAATCTTTCAACAAAAGTACACCGAAGCAATCACTGCATTGACCAATGAAGATAAATTGCGTATCGCCGATAGACAAGCTATTGCTCAAGATTCTTAGTATGAAAACTTTAATCTACATTATAACTAATATCTTAACTGCTAAGCAGTACGTAGGTATTACAAACAATTTAAAAAGAAGATGGGCTGATCATTCAAAAGCAAAAGGGGATAATTATTTATACAGGGCTATTAGAAAATACGGCTTAGATAATTTTGTATTTACACATGTAGCAGATGCGTTTGATAATGAATCAGCCAAGCAAATTGAAATGATGCTTATAAGAGAACACAATACTTTTTATCCTAACGGCTATAATGGTACATTAGGCGGAGATGGAACTTTTGGATTTAAACATTCAGAAGAATCAAAAATAAAAAGTAGAGAATCTAATAAGAAAACATGGTCAGATATTGAATTGCGGAAACTATTAGGCGAAAAAATAAGTTTAGCTAGAAGAGGTAAACCTAACGGTAGAAAAGGTGTTCCTCATTCAGAAAAACATAAGGCTTCTTTAAAAGCAGCTTGGGCTATTCGTAAAGCAAAAATGACCTCTAAAGAAACGGTTTAATTATGGAATATACTTCACCTTTTACTGGCGCGACAATCTCCCCTTCTCAAGTCGGGTACATTGACCTTACCATTTCTGCCAATACGTATTTAGAATGGCCAATCAACGGTAATGACACTGTTGACGTAGCTGCGAATATTATTGAAGTAACCGCGACTACTGGCGGCTTAGAATTACTCATGCCGCCTGCGGCACAAGTCTCAGTAGGTCAAGCGGTAATCATTCGTAACATCGGTTCAAACCCTTTTACTGTTACTGACAATGGCGGTGATACACTGCTTTCAGTAAACTCTGGAGTAGCTTTTTACCTTTATTTGACTGACAATTCAACTATTAACGGAACTTGGTCTAACGTCACATTCGGCGCGGGAACTTCAGCTGCCGACGCTGCTACCCTCGCGGGTTACGGTTTGACCGCGATTGGTCCTACTTTGAATCAGTCTTACTCAGTTACCAATTACTACGCTAGTTCAGCTTTAACTGCTACGGCTCGTGCCCAATTTGCAGTATGGCAAGGTGGTGCGGGAACTTTAACTCTACCTTCTGCCTCAAGCGTAGGTGCGAATTGGTTCTGCATGTTCCGTAACAACGGTTCAGGTATCCTTACCATTGCCCCAGTCGGTTCTGACACTATTGACGGTAACGTAAGCGACCAATTACAAATTACTGAGTCTTTTGTAGTGGTTTCTAACGGTAGCGGATGGAATACATTTGGATACGGTCAGGCTACTCAATTTGCTTTTACTCAATTATCCGTTGTGGTCACTGGTGGAACTTTAACCGAGACTGCCTCTCAAGCATCTAACCTCATTCAAGAGTTCACTGGCACTTTAACTTCAAATCAAATCGTCATTGTTCCCCCTACGGTTCAACTGTATACCATGACCAATAATACTACTGGTTCATATACTTTTACAGTTAAAACAACTTCTATAGGCGCGGCTACGGTTACAATACCACAGGGAACTTCCCTTGTGTTAATTTGTGACGGAACTAACGTATACAACGCGGCTTCTGGCTCGTCAAGCGTTATTACCTCTTTGACGCTCGGTAACGGCTCACTTTCCGTGCCTTCACTCAAGTTCACTGGTGATTTGAACTCAGGTTTATACCTGCCGACTTCAGGTCAAATGGGCGTTGTCATCTCAAACGCATTAGCGGCAATATTCAGTTCAACTGGTTTATACGTGCCTAACGGAATCGGTGGAGGTAACTTTTGACCACTGACATCTATAACCTATCGGTAGCTCCTGGGATTCAAAGAGACGGAACTCTCTTTGATGCTCCCTGCTACGTTGATGGCGTATGGGTGCGCTTTCAGCGCGGTCGCCCTCGTAAGATCTGGGGTTACAAAGGTATATTTCTGAATGCTCCTGGTGTCACTCGTGGGATGATTATGCAATCCCAAAACGGTGAAAACTATGTTTACGGCGGTTATTCAGATTCACTGCAGTATTGGCAAACAGACAATGATGACGGTGTAGGTTCTGGACCATACCCGATCACTTTAAATAACTTTACTGCTAATGCTAATAACCTCTGGCAGTTTGATATTTCTTATGATTCAGCAGGTTCAGGTGCTTTAACAATCATAGCCCATCCAGGACAAAATCTAGAAGATATTGACAGTACAGTAAATACCCCTGTTTTATACGGAACATTTCCTGGCGGTTCAATGTCTAAAGTGGGTGTGTTTACCGCTACGGGAACTGCCACTGGAACTACTATTTCTATACCGTCCGTAAACAGACTAATTGGCGTAGGTCAAACCGTTACTGGCACTGGTATTGCGGCTAATACAGTGGTTACTTTTGTAACCGTGGTGACTAGCCCTAGCCCATTGACCACTGTTACAATTAACAACGCAGTTAGCGGTAGCCCTACTTCATTCACTTTTGACAATAATATTTCCGTCTCAGGCGGATGTGTTATGCTGTATCCTTACCTGTTTGTTTACGGTAATAACGGCTTATTGAAAAATAATTCAGCGGGAGACCTGACAAATTGGGTCGGCGCAGATTCAAACGAGAACAACGTAGCTGCTACAAAGATTGTTAAAGGCTTAGCAGTGCGTGGCGGTACTACTGCGCCTGCAGGTTTATTCTGGTCATTAGATTCTTTGATTCGCGTACTGTATAACCCAACTAACGTCGGCACATCAACAATCTACTGGACGTATGACATTGTAACTAATCAGACTTCAATACTTTCATCTCAATGCGTTATTGAGTATGACGGTATTTACTTCTGGTGTGGCGTTGACCGATTCCTAGCGTATAACGGAGTTGTTCAAGAAGTACCGAATGATATGAACATGAATTACTTCTTTGACAACTTGAATTATGTTCAAAGACAAAAAGTATGGGTTAGTAAGATTCCTCGTTGGGGTGAAATCTGGTGGTTCTACCCTAAAGGTAATTCTGTTGAATGTAATGATGCCATCATCTACAACACTCGTGAAAAGAAATGGTATGATGCAGGTCAAGCACTCGGTGCTAACCGTTCATCAGGCGCATTCTCTGAGGTGTTCCGCTATCCTGTTTGGGCTGGTAATGAACCTAACGTATTAGGTCAATATACTGTCTGGCAACATGAAATTGGTGTTGATGAGGTTTATCTTAACAATGTGAACGCTATTGAGTCTTCTTTTGAGACTAATAGCCTCGGCTGGGTGAACGGTGGTCCAGGACCAAAACAAATTAAAGGTTTAAACCGTTGGATCCGCGTTGAACGTGTTGAGCCAGACTTCGTTCAAGTCGGTGAGATGAGCCTCGTTGTAACTGGTAAGTCTTACGCTGATGACGTAAATGAAAATTCAGATCCTTACGTTTTTGACCCAGACACTCTCAAGATTGACATGCGTGAACAAAGACGTGAATTGCGGTTAAAATTCATAAGCAATACCGTCAACGGAAATTATCAATTAGGTAATGTATTGGTCAGTGCCGACATTGGTGATGAGCGCGGAACAGGCAACCCATGATAACCTACGACCCTCGCGGAATGAGTTGGGACAAGTGGTGCGCCTTGATGGCAGAGTTATTTGCTGCGAATCAGCTCGGTACAGTGCCTGAGGACAAATGGCGTGATTGGGCTAGCGGCATGCAGGGAATTGGATATTTTGTTAATTCAGGAACTCCAGACCCAAGGTTGTTTGATGATTGGCAACAGTGGGCAGAACAATTAGTAGGTATTATGACGATACGGAAACACAAATGAGACCTTCAGAGATTATCAAAAAAGAGGCTGAAAAACACGGACTAGATTCAACTAAAGTCCTAGTCAGCATTCAATACATTCTAACACACAAATTAGGATTCCTGCTAACTAAAGGAAATTCTGTTTTGTTATTAGCAAAGATCGGCGATAATGAGTATGAAACTCATTTATTTACTGAAGACTCTCCGCTAAAATTAGCTCAAGCTATGATATCTATTTTTCACGATATTGAAAAACTCAATATCAAAGCTATCTACGGAAATGCTGATAATCCTCAGATTATTAACCTTTTAAAGAAGCTAGCAGATAAAGAAGGCACAGAGATTCAAGATCCAGATAAGCCAAATTATAACTGGATGATACGTTTATGAGATATACATTAGATTCAATGCTCCCTGAGCGGGCATTCCAAAAACGATTAGGCGGATATGGTCCTGCTACTTTAGAAGGCGGTGGCGGG